AAGGCGGCGGCTGTGGCTGGTGTGAAGCCTGTGACGACGCTGCGTGCGCCCCGCGCCGGAGTCGGGCAGGTTCCCGTGCTACGCATCCAGCAGGGAGATGCGGGCGGTCAGGTGTACGACAGCGCGGGCTCGCAGTCGGCGGGACGGTTCGTCAAGAACCTAGACAAGCATCTGCGCACCAAGTCGACCCCCGGCAAAACGCGTAGCCGTGTGCTGTTCGCCGGGGTCAAGGCGCAGCACGAGCAGATCGAGGCCGCGTTCCGTCTGACGACGGCAAAGGTGGACGAATACATCGAGCGGGCGATCCTCGCGGGGTGACGACATGGCAGTAGGCGTAAACATCGTCACCAACTTCGACGCGAAAGGGATCAAGCGCGCCATCTCCGACTTCCACAAGTTGGAGGGTGCGGGTGCGAAATCTACCTTTGCGTTGCGCACCGTGGACAGCGCGCTGTCGAACGGGCTAATCAACCTCGCCAAGTATGGGGCTGCGGCTGCCGCTGTCGCCGCCGTCGTCGGCAAGAAGTTCGTGGATGCCGGATCGGCGTTAGAGGAGTCGCAGAGCAAGGTCGGGGTGGTGTTCGGGCAGAGCGCGGGGATGGTGCGCGAGTTCGCCAAGACCGCCGCCGCATCACTCGGCATCAGTCAGCAGGCGGCTTTGGAGGCGGCGGGCACCTACGGCAACCTGTTCCAAGCGTTCGGTATTGGCCGCGAGAAGGCGACCGACATGAGCACCACGCTCGTCACGCTGGCGGCAGACCTCGCATCGTTCAACAACACGAACATCGAGGATGCGTTGCAGGCGTTGAGGTCGGGGCTGTCTGGTGAGACGGAGCCGTTGAAGCGGTTCGGCGTCGCCCTGAACGACGTGCGGCTGAAAGAGGTCGCCTTCACGATGGGGCTGTACGACGGGTCGGGGGCGTTGTCGGTGTCGGCGAAAGCACAGGCCGCCTACCAACTGATCCTGAAAGACACGTCGCTGGCGCAGGGCGACTTCGCGCGGACGAGTGACGGGGCTGCCAACCAGCAGCGCATCCTGATCGCGTCGTTCAAGGATGTGCAGGCCGAGATCGGCACCGCCCTGTTGCCTGTGTTCAAGGAAATCGTGAGTTTCATACAGGATCAGATACTTCCGCGTGTTCAGGCATTTGCGGACGCGATCGGTGACGGCGGGTTGGCGGGTGGTCTGCGCTATCTGGGTACGGAGGCGTTGGCGATCATCGGCAACCTGGGGACGGTCGGCACGGTGATCTACGGGCTGACGGCGGCGTTCGTCGCGCTGCGGCTTGTGACGGTCGCGGCGACGATCGCCCAGATACTCTTCGGAGAAGCCCTGTTCAAGACGCCGATGGGTCGTGTGGTGGCTCTGCTCATAGCGCTCGGCGTCGCAGTTGCCGCCGCGTATGTGCGGTTCGAGGGTTTCAGGGATGTGGTGCACGCCGTTATCAACGCGATCATCGGCGCGTTGGAAAGGATGGTGAACGGGTTCATCAGCAAGATCAACATCGTCATCAAGGTCATCAACGGTCTGAGTTCGCCGTTGCGGGCGATCGGCATCAACCTGCCGGTGATCGGGCAGATCGGCGAGGTGCAGTTCGGACGGATCACTAACGCTGCCAAGTTCACGGGTAAGGCGATCTCGGATGTGATCGACAAGTTGCGGGCCGTCCGCAACGCGGAGCGGGGCGCGGTTATCACGAAAGCAGGACCGCCCAAACCTGATCCTGATGATCCGACCGGCCCGGGCGAGTCACCCGTGGACAAGGCGCGCAAACAGTTGGCGGCCTACATCGACGCCCTGAAAGGGGTGACGCGGGCGCAGCGTTCTGCGCGTGACGCGACGAGGGATGTCGCCTCGGCAAACCTCAACTTGGTGAAGGCGACGGCTGCGGTGACGAAGGCGCAGGAGCACTTCAACCGCGTCACCACCGGCTATGGGCGCGACTCAAAGCAGGCGAGGGACGGTCAGCGCGAGTTGGATAAGGCGCAGCGTGCGGTGGAGCGGTCGGGGTATCGGGTGGAGGGTGCCGTGTTCGCGGTGCGGGACGCCGAGAAGAAGTTGGCGGAACTGCGTGCTGGCAGTTCGGAGGAGGCTAAGAAGGCAGAGATCAACTTGGCTGCTGCGAAGGTGGCGGTGCGTGATGCGGAGAATGACTTGGCCGACGCCCGCAAAAAGAAAGACACACTCGCGATCAGCAAGGCAGAGATCAGCCTGTCTAAGGCGACCTTGAAGGTGCGTGATGCCGAGAAGGACTTGGCTGAAACCCGCAAGGGGGCTGATGCGCAGGCGATCCGTGAGGCTGAGATCGAGTTGGCTGAGGCGAAGTTGGCGGTCAAGGATGCCACCGACAGTCAGGCCGAGGCGACCGACGATCTGGCGAAGGCGGAGCGGCGGCTCGATGAGGCGGTGAACGGGGCGAAGGAGGGGAGCGACGCATACGCGGAGGCGTTGGCTGCGCTGAACTCGGCGAAGGATGATCAGACTGCGGCGACTGAGCGTGTCGCGGATGCGATCGAGAAGGAGCGGGATGCGCTGGTCGCGTTGATCGAGGCTGAGCGCGAGTTGGCGAAGGTGCGCGCGGCGACGCCTGCGGCGGTGGTGGCGAAGGCGGAGGCGGCTGCGGCGGTGGTGGCGGCGGCGACGCGCACGACTGCGCCTGCTGCGGTTGTGCCGACCCCGATCCCGGCCCTGACGTCGACGCCGACACCGACCCCGAGGCCGATGACGGGTATCGGTGCAGCAGAGGCGGCGGCTGTCGCCAGAGGTCTCTTCTCGCAGGAGGTTGCGAACGAACTGATCCAGCGGCGGCTCGGGATGGTGCCGATGTTCGCGGCGGGTGGCATCGTCACGCGCCCGACGCTCGGCATCGTCGGCGACAGCGGCCCCGAGGCGATCATCCCGCTCGGCGACCACGCGACAGGCACCACCATCAACATCGTCGTGAACGCCGGGATGGGCACCGACGGGGCGGAGATCGGCGATCAGATCGTCGATGTGCTGAAACGCTATGAGCGTCGGAACGGGCCGCTGCCGCTGGCTGTCAGCGGGTAGTTGTGCCGACCACGCTCGCGTCGGGCGAGACGCTGACGGTGCTCGCCGAGTTGGGGTTCCTCGTCCGCAAGTTCACGCTCAACTCCTCGACGCTAGATGGCACCGATGTGCTGGATGGGACGCTCGAAGGTGAGGACATCTCGGCGTTCTGCTATGAGGTGTCGGTGTCGCGGGGTCGGCAGGATCAGTTGCAAACCTTCTCGGCTGGCACCTGCCGTCTGGTGCTGAACAACAACGATCGCCGCTTCGACCCTATCAACGAAACCTCGCCGTATTGGGATGCGTCGGAGGGCAGGTCGGGGGTGACGCCGCGCCGTCTGGTGACGGTCACGGTCGGGTCGGAGACGATCTTCACGGGCCGGATCACCGACATCTCGCTCGACTATGCGACAGGTAAGAGCACCGACATCTCGACGGTGGAGATCAACTGCGCCGACGACTTCGTGACTTTGGCGAACACGGTGACGACAGCGGATCGCACCCCGACCTCGCAACTGACGGGGGCGCGGGTGTCGGCGGTGCTGGCGTTCAGCGAAGTGGACTATGACGGGGACACGGACATCGACACGGGGACGGCGACGCTGGGCACGCAGACGATCGCCGCAAACACGAATGTGATCCAATACTTGCAGGATGTGGCGACCGCCGAGCAGGGCAACTTCTTCGTGGCCCGCGACGGGACGCTCACCTTCACGGATCGGGTGGCGTCCGCGTTCGCGTCGGTGTCGGCGGCGTTCAAGGATGATGCGGCGATCCGCTACACGACGCTCGGGGTGTCGTTCGGGCAGGAGTTGTTCTACAACAAGGTGGTGGCGACGAGGGAGGGTGGGACGCCGCAGACCGCGAATGATGCCACCTCGCAGGCGACTTGGGGGATTACGACGCTGGCGTTGTCGGGGCTGCTGTTCTCGACGGATGCGCAGGCGGCGACGCTGGCGGCTGATCTGCTGGACAGGTACAAGGAGCCGCTGTATCGGTTTGACTCGCTGGGGGTGTTCGTGTCGGGGTTGGCGGCGGCGGATCGTGCGACGGTGAACGGGTTGGAGTTGGGGGATGTGGTGACGGTCGAGCGGAACTATCTGGTGGGGTCGCCGCTGACGGTGACGGAGTATCAGTCGATCGAGCGGATCAGTCACACGATCACGCCGGGGGCGCATCGGGCCGAGTTCAGGTTGGGTACCGCCGAGATCGTGTTCCAACTGCTGCTGGACGACGCAACCTTCGGAACCCTTGACGGGGACAACGCGCTGGCGTAGCCGCCTGCTACCATCTCGCGGCGTATGGCGAAGCAGACTTTCACCTCAGGGCAGGTGCTGACCGCAGCGCAGTGCAACACGCTGAACAACAACGCTGGCTACAACCTCGACACACA